ACCTTGATGTCCACTGCAGGTTGATTATCTTCTGCTGTTGAGAACACCTGTGACTGTTTAGTTGGAATAGTTGTATTCTTCTGAATCAACTTGGCCATTACACCGCCCATTGTTTCAATACCTAGGCTCAATGGAGTAACGTCTAGCAATAGAACATCTTTGCGATCTCCACCTAGAACAGCACCTTGTACTGCGGCACCTGCGGCAACTGCTTCGTCTGGGTTAACATCTTTACGTGGTGCTTTGCCAAACAGTTTCTCTACAGTTTCCTGTACCTTAGGCATGCGTGTCATACCACCAACTAGGATAACTTCGTCGATGTCGTCTTTGGTTACTTTTGCATCCTTCATGGCAGTCTGGCAAGGGCCAACCGAACGTTGGATCAGCTCTTCAACTAATTGCTCTAGTTTACTGCGTGTGAGTTTGACATTGAGATGTTTTGGACCACTAGCATCAGCAGTGATGTAAGGCAAGTTCACATCTGTTTGGCTTGAACTTGACAATTCGATCTTTGCTTTTTCAGCGGAATCTTTTAGACGTTGTAAAGCTAGTACGTCTTTGCTTAGATCAATGCCTGCATCTTTCTTGAACTCATCAATTAGATGATCCATGATGCGTTGGTCAAAGTCTTCACCGCCTAGGAATGTATCGCCGTTGGTTGACAATACTTCAATTTGCTTCTCGCCGTCGATGTTGGCAATTTCGATAATGCTTACATCAAATGTACCACCACCTAGATCATAGACAGCAACTTTGCGGTCTTTTTTATCTTCTTTGTCAACACCGTATGCAAGAGCAGCCGCTGTTGGCTCGTTGATAATTCGCAGAACTTCTAAGCCAGCAATCTTACCAGCGTCTTTGGTTGCTTGGCGTTGACTGTCGTTGAAGTACGCAGGCACGGTGATGACTGCTTGGGTAACTTCTGTGCCCAAATAGTCCTCTGCGGTTTTCTTCATCTTGCGAAGAACTTCTGCTGAAATCTGTGGTGGAGCTAAATCTTTGTTATTTGCTCGAACCCAAGCATCTCCATTGTCAGCTTCAACAATAGAATATGGCATCAAGTCGATGTCTTTTTGCACAGCTTCTTCTTTGAACTTGCGTCCAATTAATCGCTTGGCTGCGTAGATTGTATTTTTTGGATTTGTTACTGCTTGACGCTTTGCAGTTGCACCGACTAGAATTTCGGAATCGGTATAAGCAACAATACTAGGAGTAGTACGAGCGCCTTCTGAATTTTCAATTACTTTGGCTTTGCCGTTTTCAATAACAGCTACACATGAGTTTGTGGTACCTAAATCGATACCGATGATCTTAGACATATTTCATCTCCTTATAAAGTAAGATCTGTTTGGGCCCTATGCCCTGTAAATTGCCCTATGGTACAATTTACAATTTTTATTTATCACTGACGTGATAATGGTGAGAACAATTTCCCATCTAAACTGCTGGCAGATCTCAGTTTTTTATAGACATTTTGGACACCTACTGCTTGATTCCAAGCATCTTCTAAAGCATGATGCTTTAGCACAGGAGGGCGATCGGGATTTATACCCAAATCAAACAATGTCCTAGTATCTCTAACTTCCCAAAAACTCCACGGAACTGCTTTACCAATTTTACGGAATAAATGTTCACAAATAATTACATCAAATCCTGCACCGTGACTCCAAACACGTTTGGCGCCCCAGCAAAATTTATATAGTTGAGTCATAGCATCAGCGATGTCAATCCTACCATCAGGACTAAATGCTTCATCTTGAGCTGCTTGACTTTGACTAGCCCACCAATCTAGGGTGGCTTGACTAACAGTACAACCATATCTGTCACAGCTATATAAATCTACTTTTACATAGAATTTTTCACAGCTGGGTTCTTCCACATCCATCCCAAAAGGATCAAATTTAACTGCTCCAATCGTAAGTATGGTTGCCGACGGTAGTACATCGAGTGTTTCGAGGTCAATCATTACATCTGTATTCATAATACTATTATACTTTCTCTGTAGGTAACAGTCAATGGTTATTTTAAAAATACATCATTAATCTGTCTATTGACTTTGATGAATGTTGTACACTTCGATAATTGTTTTAAAGATGGTGCGCCTACATAAGTGCAGGTACTGCGTAATCCACCTAGTATATCTAGAATGGTTTTGGCAACAGCACCTTTGTAGGGGATTTCTACAGTTCTACCTTCTGAGCTTCTATAGTCAGCAACACCGCCGCTGTGTTTATCCATGGCAGTATCTGAACTCATACCGTAGAATGTTACTTTGTCGTCTTTGACTTCGCCGCCGCCCTCGTCGTGACCGGCGAGCATGCCTCCGAGCATTACGAAGTCAGCACCCGCACCAAAAGCCTTCGCAATATCTCCAGGACAAGTACATCCGCCATCAGCAATAATGTGGCCACCAAGACCGTGGGCAGCGTCGGCGCATTCAATGATTGCGCTAAGTTGTGGATATCCCACACCAGTCTGAATCCTAGTAGTGCAAACGCTACCAGGCCCAATGCCAACTTTAACAATATCTGCTCCTCGTAAAATAAGTTCCTGCGTCATGTCTGCGGTAACAACGTTACCAGCAATAATAGTGTGTGTAGGAAACTCTGCTCTTACTTTGGCTACGAAATCTCCAAAATACTCGCTGTAACCGTTGGCCACGTCAATACAGATAAACTTAGAATCAGTGCCGGTTACAATAACTTTTAGTCGATCAAAATCACTGTCGCTGATACCTGTACTAACAGCATAAAAATCTCTTTCGGTGCCTCTCTGAAAGCCAAGCCATTGGTCTACATTTTTGTTATAGGTTTTTACAAGACAGGTAAACAAATGATGTTTCTGTAATTCCTTGGCCATTTCAAATGTGCCAACACCATCCATGTTACTTGCCATAATAGGAATACCTGTGTATTCCTTTTTGCTGTGTTTGAACTTGTATGTTCGATGTAGGTCTACTTCTTTACGACTTGATAAAGTAGAACGTTTTGGGCGAATCAGCACATCTTTGAAGTCTAGTTTGACTTCGTCTTCGATACGCATTTGAAACCTTTCTTAGAATAGTTTTGGTGGAAGTGATTGTGATCGTAGTTGTTTGCGCCAACGTGCTTTAGCAGCACCTTTTTTACGTTTACGTTCAGTAGTTGGTTTTTCGTAGAATTCTTTTTTTCTTAAGGATTCAAGAACTCCTGATTCTTCCACTTTCTTTTTGAATCGGCGCAGAGCCTGATTGATGTTTTCGTTCTCTTTTAAAGTTACTGTGTTGCCTTTCAATTTATTTTCAAATCTAGCCATTTTTAATTTATTACCTTCTCCAGTAAGTTATGAATCTGATCAGTATTATATATAACACAATTATTGGCAGCAGTCAATGATCTGAGAGTTCCAAAATAATGAGAATTTTTTTGCGCTGCCATATATCCAACAATAATATCATTGTCGCTGTCTGCGTTAAAGATAATCAATTGACTTTTGTGTTTTTTGTCTAGCAACCAATCGATACTGTCTGTTGAATTCCAAAGATAAGTGACGATAGTAACATCTTCTGTTAATTGGTTTAGAGCATCTGAAATTAATTGAGTTTGAGAATTGTTGAGATCTACTAACAACACTCGAATGCCATCTATTAGTATATCATCTGGAGGAGTAACTATAATAACCTTATCTGTCATTATTGGTCTTTCTTGATGTCCTTGATTCTGGTCCAAATTGTAGTTTCGCCTTGTTCAGCATTTTGAATGTAGCCTTCTATTCTTCTCTGGATTTCTTTATCTGTTGATTGCCTACTCGTTCCATCCACGTCGTTATCTTTTTTTTTAGACTCTTCGCTAGTGTCTAAACCTATGTAATGTCCTCGGTCTTTTTTCTCCACTTGCTCTAAGGCCCATTTGGCAGCTTCTTCGGCAGCATCATCGTCTGAAAAATCTGGTTGGGCTTTTAAATAGTCTTCCCAAGGAAGTTTAGCAATAGCACCACTGTCGAATAAACGTCTTTGTAACTTTAATGAACTGTCCGGATTATCCGCCTTCCAGAGAGTCATCGCTTCTTTTTCGGAAGATGCTGCTTTTTCTAAAATTTCATGATCTTCTAATTCTTTTTCTTCTTCCACTGCTCGTTCAGCTTCGGCTATCATTTCGTTCCATTCATCTAACGGTTTCTTTTCGTCAAACTTTGGATCTTGTTCTTTAAGTTCTGGATAATCATCTAATGTAGAACCCATGCCCTCGTGTCCGTCACCTGTATATTCTTCTTCTACTGGTTTTTCATTTTTGTCAATTCTAGGAAACGGCCATAAGCTGGAAAACTGTGGCCAAATAGGTTTTTTATCGTCTAGATCTTCTGGATAAAGATCTTTTTCATCAGCTAAGAATTTAAAATCATCATCTTTATATTCGGGTTCTGATTTTTCATCAGGGTTTTGTCTGAACCACATAAAACTATATTGGCTAGCTAATAATAAAATAACGGCTAACGGATCGAATACCAATACAATAATAATGATTACCCAACGTACCGCTGCTTCTAAGAGATTCTGGTCGGGGCTATCGCCATAAAGGAGGGCTGCGATGTATTTGATGGGCCCGACTTCAGCTTCAACCTTACGGAGTTCCTTGGCGATTGGAGCACGTTCTTCGTTGAGACCTGCAATCGCACTCTGGGCCTTTGCGATATCATTTTGTAATTGGTTTCTTTCTCTTTGCTGATTTCTACGTAAGGCTGCGGCTTTGTCTGCACCTTTTTCGTCCGAGCTTCGTGCCATAACTTGGTCAACAGATTCGTCCATTTGTCTAAGAGCTTTTCGAGCAGCATCAATGTTCTCCCTATTTGTCTTGATCTTTTCATCTATCAATGCAACCTTATCAGCAACGTCCCCGGTTGGTACTGCTTGATCTAGGTGTGCTTTAGACAGGAAGCCGAAAATGCCCATTGATGTTATCAGCATCAATATTGCAATCGCAGATATAAGATATGTTTTGATTAGTCTTGGAGCAATAGTCCAATTGACTTTAAGCCATACAGTTGCTACCAGTTTGCTGACTTCTAATGCCACGCCCATAATCATGATCGGGACCGCGGCAGCGGCAAAGATAGATACGAGGCCGGCAACACTATACCATACCGCTACAGCACTAATGCTGAGACCGCTGAATAATGTTAGCCAGGCTATTATTTTGTCGCTTGTGTTTATTTTCATGAACTAATATTTATCGTTAACCCACTGCCATCTATTGTTAATGTCATCAAAACAGGCAGTTGCAGTCATTGTTTTTTCTACATTATATGCAATGGCCTGTACATGTACTCTGCGGCAATAACCGTTACCGTTTGGCCACGTCATTACCGGAACTGCAAATCCACTGGCATCATCTTGATACCAAGAAACTCTCTGGCCATTATCAGCAAACATAATGGCATGATTAATCGAAGAATGATATGCTTCTTTCTGCGGATCACTTAATGTTTTGAACCAACCGAAGCTGAGATCAGATACACGATTAATAAATCCGCCTGCACGATATTCAAAAAATCTAGGATTGTCTGCTTCAACTGCGGCCGAGTTAAGACTAACGGCCAGCAGTATTAACGATTTCCCAACTACCGTCCGGCTTTTGGCAACTAATGCCTTTGCGTTGAACATCATAGCTTCCTTGTTTGGTCCAATATAAAAATTCACCACAGTTAGCAGCCATGCCTAAACGAACTTCTGCCAATCTTTTGATTTGGTCATCAGTGCATTCAACAGTAGTCTTGCTGTTTACCTCGTTTCTGTTTTTGGTCTCGATAGTTTGAGATGTATAACAGTACTGAGGTTTCTGAGCCATTACCTTTGGTGCCGAAGAACATCCTGATAGGAGAGCGATAACCACGAACAATGAGATTATCACAATCCATAGACAATTCTTAATCTTGTAACTGTCCATTATTGGGTTGCCAATTTCTGTGCTTTAGCTTCCTGCACCAATTGATCAAAAACTGCCTTTGGCATTTTCAATCGAACAAAGGTATAGTGACGACCTGCCATTGTAAATTGTCCAACTTCTCGTTGGAGATGTTCACGGATGGTGGTATTCTTGACAATATAAGAAATGCGTGTAAATGTAGATTTCTTGTCGTCAACGAATTTGATTTCAGTTTCGCTGTTTACTTCGCTGTTGATACGTTTAGCAAAGTTGTTCATAGCGATAGCATACATCTGTTCTTCTGCGGCCTGTGCGTGAAGTGATTCACCAGCACCGCAAGCGTATGCATATTCTTTTGACCACCAGAACCAACCTTCGGTTCCAGCTTGTGCGCAATCTTGATACCAGCTGGGCTGTGCATAAGTCTTGCGTTCCTCAACATCCTTCATAGTAGAACAACCGACCATGGCTGCTACCAATGGTGCCAAAATAAGTGCCTTTTTCATAAATGCCTTTCTGTGTGAGTGATTAACAACAACTATAGTATAGCATCACCACCAACCGAAGTCAATGGTGACGTTTACCAAATTATTTGAAGAAGATTAGTGCCATCATTCCGGCTTGTAAAATAAACCCAAATCCAATGGTTACTAGATTCAACATGTCCTTTTGAACAGCGGCCTTGATGAACATCAAAGTAAGACCAGTCCAAACTAACAATACCAAATCAACACCAGGCATTCTATCTGTAAGTCCGCTCATGACTGCGAGCAAACTAGGAACAGTACTGGCATGTAATACAATAGCTGCCAACCAACCTAGAGTTTCTGCCGAAATATGTGAAAATTTATTGGCTACGAAATCTTTTAGTTGATTGATGTCGAAGTTAAAGTTAAATTTTTGCATATTGATTATTTGCCTTTCCTCTGTAAAAAATGTGGTTACCGATTTTGCCTATTTTTTCAAATCCCCATCGTGGATTGACATAGTCTGCATGATAGTATAATGCATCTTTCAAAACATCAAGTTTAAAACCTTCCAATAGAACCTTTTTGGCAACTGCATAACTTTCATCATATGCCTTTGGGTTAACTGGACGAGTTTTGGTTGCAGAATCGCAGAACCATGAGAACTGGCACACAACTCTTTCCATAACTACTGATTTTTGGTAAATGACTCCGCAGACATCTGGTGCAAATTTACCAGACTCTACACGATTCATAACAACTTGTGCCACAGCAACTTTACCTTCGAAGGGTTCATAACCCGCTTCTCGATAAATGTTCATTGCCATACACTCGAGTTGTTTTTCACGAGTCTTGATTGATACTACATCAGCTGATTGAAGTCCGCTGGTATTTCTTAATACCTGAAACTTAGTAGCTGTGATAGTTTGAACTAACATTACTACCGCTATGATACCTATGATCATAGATACCATTCTTATTGCTTTATCCATATAAGTCCTCCTTTGACTTGGTGTGATTCAAAAATCAAATCACATTACATTAAGGGAGTTAACTTCACGAGGCTCTAATGATGAACCCTGGGTTCGTGTAGTTGTTCTCCATTGGACGCATGATCTCATAACTCATGTGCCTTTGGCGAGCATGGCTTCCCGAATCTCACGGGTTTCTCATTGGCCAAGACTCGCGGATTTGGTCTTTTACAAATATTCGCTCCAACCAAACCTACTATCTTAGTTTCTTTGCGAAACGTAGTTATATATAGTCGATAATTTGGATTCATATGCAAAAACCGGCGATTATCGACGCATTTTGGCAATATCTTCTGCCTCTTCATTACTAAAGATTGGTACTGCATTACTTTTGTGCATAGTACCAATGCCTTTAATCATTGTACCTGTATAAACTTTGTCTGGTGCTTTTGGGCACGGACCGCCAGTAAATGGAAGACTGTCGATCTTTGCTGTCTCTCGAACATAAGGCTTTACTACGACCGGATTCATCAAAGGAGCAGCTAGGCCACGTTTACGTTTTTTGTCCTCGGCTTCGATTTTCCATTTCTTTTGTAACTCTTTCCAAGACTCTTCCAATTCACGGGCCTTTCTAGCATGTTCTGCTGAAGCAAATTTCTTTCGACCTTTTTTCTTGCCTGTGGTACTGAGCCACGGGCCTTCTAAATGCATACTCAAAATAATTCTCCAAACTTGTTTACTATAGATACTAGTTTAACATCTATTTTGGATTTTGTCAATCACTTAGATTGGGTAGCTAACTCTTTATAACCTGCGGTACTAGGATGTACGCCATCTTTTTGTAGACGTGTAATTGGCAAAACCACATCGCCGAACTCGCCTGCAACTTTTATAACGGTTTCTTGGATATTGGGTTTGATGGCCGGCAAGATCCAATAAACTCGATCTGCTTTGGTTAATGACCTGATGGTACGTAATTCACTTTCTGTTTTAACATACTTGTGATCATTGCTACCCAAACTGATAATAACTGTTTTGGCAACATAAGGGCTCTTACCAACGTTTGAGTTCAACCATTGATAACTGTTGATGCCGCCTTTAGAATATGAAACACACTCTTGTCGCACTTGGGCAGTGCCTACTGCAATACTGTCACCCATAATTAAACAATCTAACATTATTCCTCCAAAAATTTCAATCATAAAACACATTGTAGCATCGTTTGAAATTCAAGTCAAGAGAAAGCCCACCGAAGTGGGCTAGGTCTTTATTATCGATTCATCACGTACATAGTGACTTCGAATCCGTAACGCATTTCAACTGCTTCTGGTTTTGTCCACATAATAGTACTCCTTTATAAAAAATACATACTGCATTAGTATGTATCGTTATTATATGACAAAATCCCCACAAATACCATAGTGAATATCATTAAAAGGAGTTAGTGTTAGTACTGCCTTTTCTAGACTGTAAATACTTGATGAATCGACATAATATAGAATATTTGGCTAATGCTTTCCAAAATGCAAATCCTTTTCCGTTCATTGAAATAGATAACTTCTTGCCAGAGTCAACAGCAACGGAGTTGAATGAAGAATGTCAAACAATTGAACAACAACACTGGACTGAATTTACTAGAAATAACAGTTACATGCAAGAATGTAAAAATCTAGAAGTTGCACCACAGGCACGAAAGCTGGTAGAAAAATTACACAGTTCAGAAACATTATCATGGTTAGAGCAACTGTCGGGAATACAAGGAATTATTCCCGATCCGCATCTCGTTGGTGCAGGTTATAGCCGAAGTTTCACTGAAGATTCTTTAAAGGTTCATGTAGACTTTAACTGGAACGATCGTCTCAAACTGCATAGGGTGCTGTCTTTAGTCGTTTATCTCACGCCAAATTGGAATAATGATTGGGGTGGTGCGTTGGACTTATACGATGAGAATAAAGATGCTTGTGTACACTCAATAAAATATAAGTTTAATAAATGTGTTATATGGAGATACAGTCCAGTAGGTTATCATGGATATAATTCTCCGCTAACATGTCCGCAGGGAGTATCACGAAATGCATTTAGATTATTCTATTATGTAAGCAGTGCAGAACCTAGCTTAACCGATCCTCCGCATAGGAGTCTTTATTGGCATAATAAAGAAACGAATAAACCTTATGACATACGGACAGAGAAATGATATATTCTAGAATCAATATTAAATTTGAAAATATGTCTACCACATTTCCATTGCCAGACAAAGATAATCTCAACACAAACAATGTATACCTTTACGATAGACATGATCGAGTAATCCGAAACTTAGAATTCAACGATTTCATCGACGACATACACTGGGAGCATGTTAGAACTGATCCTGCTACGAAAATATTAATCTTTTATCCAGACGAGTATTTTGATATTACTAATATTAATGTGTTTTCGAAAGTGATAAAAGATAAAAAGATAAATCCTTCTCAAGTTTATATGCTGACTATGGACTCTAATTTTTCTAAGTTCGCCAAAGATGCATTTATAAAAAATGAAATACTAGGAGTTCATATTGCAAATTACAATGGGTTATTAAAAAAGGTAAAGAGATGCGATAGTGTAGGAAAACCTTCGAAAAGATTTAGTGCATTTAGTCGAAATTATAATACTTGGCGTCTTAAGTTATTTCTGTCTCTGGCGGATCAATCAATGCTTGATCAATTCGTATACACTTTTAATAATATAAATCCGTACTATACTCCTGTAAAGATATTTTCACATGCTGTATTACATAACGATTTAATTGATGCGGGATTCAAAGACTCTGAAAATGCCATTGCTTGGTTGAAAGATATTCCGTACACAATCGATGACGATCTTTCAAAATGGTCCAACACAATTTATAAAAATATAATTAGATCTCGATTACATTTAATAGTTGAATCTCATTTTGATCCTTATCTCTATCCTTCTTACCGAGAAGAATTTTCACAAGATTATGGTCCAAATGAGTATTCTCCGGCGTTTCCTACAGAAAAGACATATAAACCAATTGCATGTTCACGTCCGTTTATTGCATTTTCCACTCCTTTTTTCTTAGAAGGATTAAAACAACTTGGATATAAAACATTCCATCCGTTCGTCGACGAGTCTTACGATTATATAGTAGACGACAATGAAAGGTTACATGCCATAGTATCTGAAATAAAAAGATTATCATCTTTATCAGATTCCGAATTTAAGAAAGGCATTCGGGGATGTAAAAATACCGTTGAACACAATCTAAAATTAATGGAACAGCTTCAGGCAGAAATAGTCCTCCCTGAGGAGTTCAATTGGCTCAATGATTATTTTAATACTAGAACCAGTGCAACGATAGTTGTTTAAGTCGTAAAAAAAGCCCCAGACTGGGGCTTTTTTATTAGGTGGTAAATTAACTGTTTAAAACTTTAGACACACTGTTCATAACACTGGCAATACGTCCAATGTCACGAAGCTGTTCCACAGTATAGCCTTCTGTCTTCAATGTCTCGTAATGTGCTTTCACACAGAAGTGACATTTGCCAACAATACTAGCTGCCAAACTAAATGCTTCAAAGTTTGACTTAGTAGTTCCGCCATGATTAGCAATAGCGTTCATGCGTAACTGTGCCGGTAGGCCTTTGAGTCCAGGATCATCAGCCATTTCAACATATGGATACCAAACATTGTTCTGTGCCATAATGCTTGCGGCTGTCATAGCAGCATCTGCGTGAACAGGTGCGTCTGCTAGCATAACAGCGAGTACTTTACCGTTGCCAGTTGCGGCCAATGCGGCTACGGCACAACCCATCGCCACATCAGGATCCAATGTGCTACGCAAAAGGACAGCGTCCAAGTTTAACTTGGTGTCCTTTGCGTATTCTGGCAACGCTTCTTTGATAGCGTCATTGAATGCCATTATAGTGTTTCTCCGCCAACTGTGCGATTACATGCACATAGTTCGCCAGTTTGTAATGCGTCAAGAACACGCAATGTTTCTTCTGGTGAGCGACCAACGTTCAAGTTGTTTACAGTAACGTGTTGGATAACGTTGTCTGGATCAACGATGAATGTTGCGCGAAGTGCGGCACCTGCTGGCGCATAGAATACACCAAGTTGTTCAATCAAACTTAGATTATGTCCAGTATTATCGTTCCAACGCTGTGTGTCTGCAAATTGATTATGCGTAATCTTTTGTAGATCCGGATGTGCCTTTTGCCATGCCACTTTACAGAACTCGTTGTCTGTGCTGCCTGTGAGCAAGATTGCATCACGGTCAGCAAAGTCACTGGCTAGTTTGTCATAGGCTACGATTTCTGTAGGACAAACAAATGTAAAGTCCTTTGGATAGTAAACGATTACTTTCCACTTGCCTTCAAATGACTTTTCAGTAATGTCAAAGAAAGCATCTTCTGGTTGTCCAGGCTTGACACCTGTGATTACAAACGGTTCTAATTTATCGCCAACTGTTTTCATATCTTCTCCTTGTGTGTGTTGAAAACTTCTACAACTCTGTGTTGTATATGTATATTATATAGCCTATTAAAACCTAAAATCAATAGGTTTTTGCAATAATTATTTCTATAACGCTAATTGAAAAAATCAATAACAAAAGGACCCGAAGGTCCTTTTTGTGTTTTGAATCTAATTAGATTAGAAACGACGGATGTATCCAACTTTGGTGATGTTCTGTTCGCTGTCACCACGTTGACGATCATAACCAACATAGACTGTGTCTGATTTGGTTAGGTCGTAACCTAACTTGCTACGCCATGTGCGTGTAGTGTCGTTCTTGTTGTCAGCAAATGCATCTTGGAAACGATATCCAACGCTTAATGCTAGACCTGGAACAACTGTGATTGGAGCAACCACACCTGGCTCAACTGAGTAGTAGCTGAATCCACCTGAACCGCTAACATACTTTTCACCAACTGCTACACGAGTGTAAGCAGAAACTGGACCAACTGGAACTGCACCTGTTAGACCTGCTTCATAACGAGTAGACAAAATGTCAGTGTTATCAGTGCGGTAATTTTTGACTACGATATCACCGGCAAAGTTTTTAGTGATGGATTCTTTGATACCCAATTCGTAAACTCTTTGATCTGCGGTAGTACCAACGCCGTTGGCGTTTTGAGCTTCTAAACGAACTTCAGCTGCGGTTGCAGTTAATGTTGCTAGAGCTAAAATAGTCGCTAATGTAATTTTCTTCATTTTTTAATTCCTTTTGTTATATGACATGAAGTCATCAAGTAGTATATAGTGAAACTACTTAATAAGTCAAGAAAAAGCGGCTTTTTCAACCGCTTTTTGGTATTTTCTGTTACGAGGTATTTCCTACCCTAAGCAGTGTTTAGGCTGCTAATGCGTATTCGCTTGAATTTGCGTTTACTTGTTTTGCTTGATTTACGGTCATCGCCTACCGTGTTGCCGTCTCTACTATCTACCCCTGTCGAAACCATGGCAGGCCCATCATAAGAAAATTACACATCTTTTTTGTGATGCGGTTTAATATTGAGATTGTATAGATAACTGACACAACATATTGATAAGATTATCATCACCGCGCCAAATACTATTACCTTTATCATTTTACAAACTCCTTACCACAACTGGCACTGTTTTAATTTTTCAATATCCTGAGCTTTGTCCCGTGTAATATAAAATACACCAAACACTATCCAGAACACTAAAAATAAAACATAGCCAATCATAATAATTTCCTTATGGTGGACCTGGCGGGAGTCGAACCCGCGTCCAGAAGTCCTTCGCTTTGAAGGGATTACAACAATTTCTTAAGCAGGCTGTATATTACTAGCTTGCTCGCCTTTTGGGCCCATAACTACTTCAAACCTTACACTTTGTCCTTCTTGTAGGCTTTTGAAGCCGTTAGATTGAATCTGTGAAAAGTGTGCAAATACGTCTGCGCCACCATTGTCTGGAGTAATGAAACCAAAACCTTTAGCGTCATTAAACCATTTTACTTTACCTGTTGCCATAATACTGCTTTTCCTATTAAGTTAATGTTTTTCTCTGTGTGTATGTTATTTAAACATATTTAGGCTGAAATGTCAACCTCTTTTGATTCTTTTTGGACTAATTTATCTGGACGGATAGGTTCTAGCCATGTGTCTGGTATGTATGCTTTAGGTGTGTCACCGTACATGTTGCTCAATCCAAATTCCGTACTGATCCACCAAAAATGATCTGTGATCTGTGCTTTACATGCGACACCTCGAAAATCAAATTCTTCGCCTGCTTTGAAGTGTCCGATATATTTTTCTACTAATACTGTTTTTCCTATATTGCTAGGACGTAGACTCATTATAATTTTTGCAAGATCGCCTTGTTCACATTTCATAATTTTCTTCCTTTGCTGATAAACTTTGATACAGGTCTGGAATAACTCGGGCAAGATCTGTTTTCATAGCAGCATCTTGATCTTGTAAAAATTTTAATAATTTACTAGGATCCCTAGGAGATTCGCTATTCAATGCATTTTCAAGATCTGTATCTAATAATTGTTTAGCCCTTAATTGCATAACATAATTCTCCGGCAGACTGTGTATAGACAGCTCTGTGGGATATTTAAGTAGATCATAGTAGAAATCGATGCCGTTGTCTTTGGCCCACTGTTTAATCATTACGAACTGATGTAAATTCAAAGCCTGCAATGTATGTGAAACTGTAAGATGTATATTGCTATGAGATTTTGCCAATTCTAACCATTTTTCAACTACCTTACTTACTTTGTTCCAGGGTTGACCAGTGCGTATATAATCGCATAAGTCGTCAAATCCATCGATGCTCAATGATACTACTAGCATATTAAATTTCACTAGATCGGAAATTATCTCTTTTGGAAATACTGTGCAATTTGTACTAGTAGACAAATTTACATTTTCTATAGAAGTTTTCTTTTTTATTTCGTTGATCATTTCACTTAGATGATTTCCAATAAAAGGTTCACCGCCTTGGAGCTTAATGAATTTTATATTTGAAAAATCAATAGTTGCTAACACTTCGAGTATGGTACGATTTGCATGATTGACTGGCTGATAATAATGATACTTTGTTAATGAGATATTCTTTTCTATTAATCGTTCCCAGCGGCTGCTGGCCTGTGGTCCACACATCTTGCAGGTTAAATTACATTCATTATCGAAACTGATGTCAATGTATTCTAACTTATCAGGATCTCCGCTGAGATCCCTATTCATATTCATCCTAGGACTTAGCTTCCCAGCTTCTTCATCTATTCTACATCCGCTGCAATTAGGATGCCAACCAGTCTCCATTTGTTGTTGGACATCTCTGTAAAAGTCACTGTTTTTGTATTCATTCCATTCGAGATGTCCAACGTTGACAACTTCCTGTGTTCTTTGGAAGGAACAACAGGGTCGAAATCGACTATCAGTATCTAGGCAAAGGTGATTATGCAGGGCATTACATTGAGGCATTATTAGACTGTTAGGGTATTGATTGCACCACCCGATTTGCCTCTTGGAAATAAATTAAAAGCCAGGGTATATCTAGTTTTACCTTTGATATTTGGATCTACAGAATGAGATACCTGAGATGGAAATAACAACAGATCATTTTTTAAAGGTTGCATTCCAAAGTTTTGAATATTATAAACATTCATTTTAGATTGATCTAGGCTGTCTTCAAAATTGTGTCCTAGTTCGATTAAAGGATTAAACAGATTCATATGTGATCTGTCTTTGTGAAATATAATATCGCCAGTATCCTGTTCAATTTCGATATAGTAGACCCCACTGAGTATACTGCTACCGTGCCAATGAGGTTGACTGAAGTCTCCTTTATGGTGCCGATTAACCCAACTGTTTTCCATTTCAAACGTCATGACTTTTTTGCAGTCAAGGTAGTCGTAGACGAAATGATTCACCTTGCTCATTATTTTTTCTTTTAATGGAGCAAGTTCAGGACAGTTGAGAATATATTTGTTTACAGAATAGTCCCCATTACCTGCAGGCATACGTTCAAACTCTATGTTTTCAATAAACTCTCGCATGTCCCTTGCTAGGCTTCCGAGATTTGTTCTGTATAACGGAGTAGCGAATAAGGGTATTACTTCAAAATTGTTTACTTGAGCCAACCTATTTTCTCTCCATTGTCAATGCGTCTTTGATGTTCTTCTACACTACCAGGAAAACGCCAAGCCCATATTGCTACACAGATCATAAAGATACCTGTATAAACAACGCCACGCAATGGTACAGTAAAACTCATTATAATTAAACTGGTGCTCATCATGGCCAACATAAAGTATTTCATCTTTGTAGGAAATACACGCTTCTGACCCCAGTTTGTTAAGAACGGCCCAAATATCTTGTGATTGTAAATCCACTTGTGCATACGTTCGCTGCCTTTGCTGAAACAGTAGGCAGCAAATACCACAAATGGTGAATATGGTATACCAGGTGTTATTACTCCAATATAAGCCATTCCTAAACTCAAGAATCCCAGTGTGGTCCAAAATAGTTTTTTCATATTATCCTTCTGCAAGTTGAATCAAGCCGTATCCATTGGCTGCTGTTTTTGTTTCTCTTTTGTCGTTTAAGAAAGTCATAACCTTCGTTGCGTCTTTAGGAGATCTCTGAGGCACAGCGAAACTAACATGTATCCAAGGAAGTCCTGATCCTGTTGTTTTATATTCCAATAACAATTGATCAAATGGCACATTGTCTCGAATCCATATAGCTATATTATAATATTCTGACTTAGGGACCCCACGAAACTGGATATCTGCTGCTTGACCTTTACCGTGTTGAGTCTTTGAATCTTCTCTATAGGTATTAGTAATAAATGCATTGGGATATTTGGCTCTGATTGGTTCGAGCGTATTGATAGCCAACAATTTTAGATTTTCAACAATGGTTTTTGTAGGCAGTCCTGAAGCACTAGGAGCAGATACTGGATGATCAAAAACCACATTGGGCTTTCTGGTTAATCTTCCTAGAGTATAATTATCACTGAGTTGGAGACTATCGGGAAATTCAGTTCCCACATCTCCGGGACTGGTAGTAGCAGGTTTTTTATTAGCTTTTACACCACCAGCACTTTTACCTGTGGCTTTAACGGAGTCTTCACGCTCAACTTCGCGAGCATCGACGGTTCCTGATTTGGCTTTTGATGCGAAATATGCTGATCCGGGTCCACGGCCTGCTCGAGGACCACCACGCGAAGCTGGCTTGGTATTTGCTTCTTCTTCATCTCCTCCAACTACAGCTCGAGTGCTAGGAATGTCTTGATCGATATCATCTCCTACAAAGACATTACCGCTGCCGCCGATTCGAACACGGCCATCATTATCTGGATTGTCGGTGTAATTAACAGGCTTATTATGAGCGAATACAACACCACTGCCGTTGGCAGTATTAGTTGTTCCTGGATTATATCTTACTAGGCTAGTATCAACACTAGTTAATAAATCATTAGCATACACTGTGGTATTGCCGTCAGTGTTTGCAACTGTTCCGCCACCATTATTTGGGTCTGTAAGGCGTTGGATTGGACGCGGCATGTTATGCTAACTTGATACCTGTAGTACCTTGAATGTAGCTATCAGCAAATTGTTTTTCTGTAGCTTCGATAATAGTAACTGTGCTCTTTGAAAGTTTGACATCTTTATCACTGCTGACTGTAAACAGATACGGAGCCATTCCTAGGCCTTGTTGATTCATAGTTAACACCATAGGTCTGTTTAGTTTATAGTATACTGGACCGTCTTCAACTAATTTGGCAACTAGTTCTTCACCTGAAGTAAGTTTAATGGTAACTACTTCACCTTCTGTAACACCTTTGTCAATTAACATATTATCCTTGTAAATGCTTTTTTAATTCTGTAAAACCGCCAATCAATTCTCCGTCTAGGAAAATCTGCGGCACTGTTCTTGCTGTTGGAACTGCTTCTAATAGATCTTCTTTAGAATAACCATCTCCAATTTTCTTTTCTTCAAACTCTATGCCTTTCTGTTTCAATAATGCTTTTGCTTGATCACAAAAAGGACAATGATACTTACTCCATACTGTCGCTCTCATACTTCGTCCTTTACTTAATTTGAATATATAACACTACCACTTTTATCTACAACGCGAACTACCAACATGCCTTTGTTTTTGTAACTCATAGCGGCAGACATTGCTGCCTGTTCACTACCGTAATGTCCAATAGTTGTCCAAGATTCAAATGGGTTATGTCGTTTGAATTGTGCTTTGTACATAATATATTATATAGCAGGAAGAGATTCGTAGTCAAGATTTTCACTCATCACACCAATAACATAATTGGTTGATTCTGATTCCTGCAACGCTGTTTGTTTTTTGCTGGTGTCGCTGTGCTTGTTAAACCACGGAATTGGCGTAGATTTTGGTGCTGGAGTTTGATATTTAATACCGATTTCTTTTAAGGCGGCTGCTGCTGTGTAATCTACGAACTCTTTTAGAATATTAGCATTTAGTCCAATAACTGGTCCTTTATTAAACAAGTAGTCAGCCCATTGTTTTTCTTCTCGAATAACATCTAGATATAATTTATATACTTCTTGTTCACACTCTGCTTTGACTTCGGCAAAGCGAGAATCTTCTTTAATCACTTGATTAATTAAGTAAGCAGTCCAACCTTTGTGTAGCAGTTCATCTTGCAAGATCAGACTGATAATGTTACCATTGCCAATAAAGATTTTATTTTCTACCATTGCTAAACTTGTAGCAAATGAAACCATAAAGCGGAAAGCTTCTAGAGCATATGATGCATGTAATGCCATCCAAATTGCTTTGATATGCGTTTTTTCATTGATCTTTTCACCTGCCTCTTTACGACAATTGATTTGATGTAATGATTCATAATAATCACCAACACTGCTAGCCATTTCTACAATTTCTTTAGTATCATGGATAGTGTTGAACACTTCCTTAGGCACGTTATAGATATTACGAATGATGTGGCTATATGAACGACTGTGAATATTAGTTTCAAAGAAGGTCCAATTGTAGACTAATGCTTCTAATTCTGGAAGGCTCACGACCGGAGTAAAGATTTGACTTGGGCCGCGACCTTGCAAACTGTCAAGAGCAGTTTGCCTAAGCAGGTTGCTAGTGAAGATATGTTTAACTGCATCCGATGCATCCTTAAAATCGTTAGCATCTTTACTGAGACTGATTTCTTCCGGTACCCAAAAGAAGCCACGTGCTGTTGTTTCAAAGTCTGCTATTTTTTTATACTTGACTTCTTCAAAACGTTGGATAGTTACAGGTCCTGCTGGATCTAGAAACATCTTACGGTTAAGATAGTCTGTCTTTGTGTTTAAATTGTATTGTTCTTTGCTCATTATAGTTTACATGCCTCACAGTCTTCGTCTTCAATTAATTCTCTTTCATTATGAAATCCATTGTAATGAACTTCAGGTGTTCTTTCTGCTTCCTGCTTACTGCCTGCTTTATTAATTAGGCTGTAGTAGAATGTCTTTAGCCCCCAAACATGTGCCTGCATTAAATTCCTAGCAATCAGTGTAGTTGGTACTTTACGATCCGCAAAGTGTGCTGGATTATAGAATGTGTTTGTCGAAATACTTTGATCAACATAAGCTGCTAATACTGCGGCAGTTTTTAAATACCCATCGCAATCTTTCTGTTCCCACATCATTTGATACTTGTTCTTAAGTTTGTGATACTCAGGGACAACTTGTACAAATGATCCTGCCTTTGATTCTTTAACACTAATTAAACTCATAGGCATTTCGATACCATTAGTGCTGTTAATAACAACACTACTAGATTCTACAGGAGCAATGGCCATTAGTGTTGCATTTCTAACGCCATACTTCTTCATATCTTCACGCAGCCCTTCCCAATCCAATTCAGGTTTGAAATCTGCGAGTTCATTAACACCCTTGGCACGTCGTTCCCAAGGAAACTCTCCCTTGCCGTATCGTGTATGTGTGCTATGCAGACAAGGTCCACGCTCTCGGGCAAGTTCGACTGTGGCTTCTGTTAGATAAAATGCCTGATGCTCCATCCAGCTCTTGACATCTTGTAGTGCGTCTTTGTCGCCGTACTTGAGTCCGCGCTTGGCGTGCCAGTAGGCTAAGTTAGTTACACCGATACCTAATGGTTGTATCTCATCGTTACTTAACTTGCTTTGTATCGATAAGAAGTCTTGGTAGTCAAGGATGTTACACAGGCTACGCTGTAGAATCCTACAGGCTCTACGCATATCCTCTGGATTACGGAACGATCCCCAGTTGATAGATCCCAGTGTACATAACGCTATGCGTCCAGCATCGTCGTCTAATCTCTTAAATGGACGTGTTGGTAATAGGATCTCACAGCACAAGTTACTTTGATAAATCGTATGGTATTCAGGATCAAAAGGTCCTTGGTTCATTACATTATCAATGAATACGAGATATATTCGACCCGTGTCTGTGCGTTCTTTTAGTATACCACCCTTGAAAACTTCTTCAGCACTAAGAACTTTCTTTCTTAGGTCTTTACGCTTTTCATATTTTACATATAATTCTTCAAATAGGTTTGTATCTTTATAAAATGCTTCGTATAAATCGGGTACTTCGTTAGGATCAAAGAATGTTATTTGTTCTTTGTTTTTAAATCGTCTCCAGAAGAAAGCACTAAGCACAACCCCATAATCCATATGACGGACTCGGGTTTCTTCTGTTCCTTGGTTGTTCTTAAGCACGATAAGATCATCAAACTGATGATGCCAAATAGGATAGAATACAGTAGCACTAGCATTACGGATACCTCCTTGTGAACATGAACGTAGGTCACCGAACCATTTCTTAAGGAATGGGATCATGCCAGTGTGCATGATTTCACCACCTCTAATGGGACTGCCTAATGGACGCAGACGTCCAATCTCCAAACCAATGCCAGCACGTTTGCTGGCATATTTGGCCATCATCTCTCCAGAAGCAAATATGCTATCCAGATCGTCGTCACTGCGGATAAGCACACAACTAGAAAACTGCTTAGTTGGAGTGCCAAGACCAGCCAGCACAGGTGTAGCAAGAGTAAACAGACCATCGGATGCTGCTGCATAGTATTCTTTAATGTAACGCATCCTTGAACTATTCGGTTCTTCTTTATGGAAGACAGTCGCTGCTGCCACCATATATCTAACTTGTGGAGTTTCATAAATTTCCTTTGTCGCACGATTGCGTACCAAATATTTTTCAATCAACTGTTCAATGGCCGCATATGAATAATCCTCATCTTTGGAATGATCAATGACGTCATTCATCTTATTCCAATCTTCTTCTGAGTACCATTCAAGAAGCTCTGGAGTATATAATCCAGTGGCTACATTTGTCTTGACAATCTCATATAGGTGGGGAGGTTGATAAGATCCATATACATCTTTGCGTAACATGCTTAGGCGCTGTTTGCCTGCCACATATTGATAGTTGGTATGACCTACGTCTGGATTGTGTTCTACATCGATGAGATCAACAATGGCACGTAGAGTAATGCCGTCAATTTCTTCTGTAGTAATTCCATCATAAAAATGTAGTTGCGCTTTAATCTCAATCATCGACTGACTGACGTCAGCTATTCCCTTGCATACCTTTGCTACCTGAGCTTGCCATTTCTCAATCATTAGCGGTTCTTTAGAACCATTTCTCTTAATTACTGTAATTGTCATCTACGCCTCTACTTTTGTTCTATATGGAATGATATTTATAAACTATTTTCTATTTTCCAAACCATGTTGGTTTGAACACCGTCTAGTTTATTAAAATCAACTACGTTCTTATATTCCAGATTTAACACCTTGGAACCGTCTACAACCAGGAAATACCTAGGAGACTTTTCTTTTGGAATTATAGACGTATGTATCTCGCATTTGGTTTTCATAAACCGCTGTGTTAATTTAATAGTATACAGCATTCCAAGAGCGATTGCAAGATCGTCATAGTGGTTGTCTAGCACCAAATGCCAAGGATCAGGCCATTCGGAAGGGGAATTTGGATTTAAGTATTGATTAACGAACGGAGCATGACTCCAAAACTCTGCAACATCTTCAAAAGGACTGTTGCTGTTTTCTAGCCTATCTCTAAATTCTTTCCACTCAGTTAATCTATCTGTGCCGTGCTGATTAAACACCGTACGCTAGGTCGTATGCTAAAAGACCAGTAGCGCCACTAGTTGGATTCTTATAACCTATCACCACAGTTTCGTTACCAGTTACGGCATTATTATTTGCAAGTGCTGCAGAAAATTCAAAATTGGTCATTGTTGTCCCTCCTGGATCTAAGACTAGTGATGGTGAGTATTGATATTCGTCAGTGATAGCAACATTAGTTGCATCTGAACTGACTGAAATAGTTAGCTTACCTGTGCGTGTATGTGTTCCTAATTGTAGGAAATATTTTATTGTATACGATTTGTTTTCTGCTGATAATACTGTAAGTGAAGTGTAACTTACAGAATATGAAATATCTGCATAATTTCTGTTAATGAAGGTTGAGTAATCACTGTTATATACTTCTGTTACTGCTGAAGTAGTTGACGGGTATAGCGGATTACTTTGAACAGTGTCGTGATTTAATTGTGCTCGATCATTTATGCAATTAACTAACACATTTCCTGTCTTTTCACCAAAATATACTATTGGATATAAAGGAATGGTTGGCGAATTGCCGTTACCGCAGTTAACAAATTTAGAATCTGAGATCGCTGTGTAACGACCATATGTAGATTTAAATGCCTGAGCATACACTTCTTCAAAGACACAATCGTTTATTTTCCAGTTGTTGTTTTGTCCAGCCACACCGTCAATCAATATCGCAGTATGGTTAACGAAAAATTTAGAACTGCTAAATTTAATTTCTGTTGAGAACACTGTATCTTGGATGCATTTCATGCTTAGGGCGTTATTTAGAAAATTACAATTTCTAAATAATATATTAGTAGTCTTTGTTCCCTCGTCGGTGTTTTGCCAAAACACCGAAGCCGGTATAATAGTGAGGTCGCTGATAACATCTACAAGGTCATATTCACCTTGGAATGTAACGTCTTCGATTACACTATCAGCAACACCAGATAATACCAGTTGGCCTGACGACCGTCTGATTGTGATATTAGATATGTTTATATCTCGAGGACGATTGACACTGTTAAAGTTACCTAATTCTTCTCCGCTAGATGTAATGAATTGAATGTTATTAGTATCGATGTTCAATACAACACCTGCTGGAGTTTCGCCTCTGATAATAGTTCCGCTGGGAATCTTTAAGTCTCGTAGGAACAGGTATTCACCGTTTGGTATGGTTAATACTTTTTTGTAATTAGGGTTGGTGTTTCGAAATAATTCTAAAAATGCTAACTCAAATGCATCTGTGCAATCTGTACTGCCATCACCAACAGCACCAAAATCAAATATAGATACATATTCGTCTAACTTACCTTGAAGGCTTCTTGGAACACTACCAGTGAGGTATGCAGGGGCAAATTGATAACTAGATGCTAATTCTAATAAGTTATCGTGTTCTGTAATAATTTTTGTATTGCCAACATACGGAGCTCCTTCTGCTACGCTTCCGTTACCAATAAACAGTTCTTGTGAATCAACAGCCCACGCAAATTCAGCCGAGCTTAGTTGTGGAACACCACTGTTGGAATTTTTTTGTCCTCTGCGGACCTGTATTTTAGATATCTGTACGACAGCCATAGATTCATACCCTTGTTAGAGTATTTATCTTACTGTGTCAGGAGTTGCTTATAGCCCTGTAAGCCCGTTGTATAGTACTCTTCGACTTTGTTTAACCAAGCATCTTGCCACTTGTTAAAGTCTTTGGGTTCTAGTGTAAACTGCTGATATTGAAAGTCTCTGCTACACATAAAGATAACACCTTTTTTGATGTCGGTGCCGTAGACTTCATTATGTGCTAATATATAGGCCATTAGCTGTAGGTAATAATCTTCTACCCACTCTGCTTTCTTAGGCTTGTTAGTCTGCTTATAGTCCATCACTGCGGGTTCATCTTCGTGTACACCTACCAAGTCCGTGGTTCCGGAAAACAAACCTGGAAAATATAGACTCTGTTCCATAGCCCATATTTCGTTTACTTTGCTTAGACCATTTTCGATAATAACATCTGCCATTTTATTCGCCTGCACGTGAACAGGTGCATTTCCTGGCTGTCTTGGTTCGCCGACTACGAACCTCTCCAAGTTGGCATGCATGGCTGTGCCAACGCCTGCGGCTTCTGTGGTAATCTGTTGTGCTTTAGCATGTCCGATACGATTTTTCCATTCGTTTAAATGGGTCATATCTTTGGTTGCCGAAAGGATAGTTGTAACACTAGGAAGACTTTCACCATCGGGTGTTAGATAGACTCTTTTGCGAGTTATGGGGTCGTTTACTTGTTGGCAGTTCTTATATTGGAAACGTTCAACGAACGGTGGGGGTGTATAATTAGTAGTCATTCTGTATATATTACAGGAATGATTTTAGTTTGTCAAGCCTGAGCGGCTAATTGCTGTGGAGCGGCTGATGCGGCTATTTGATCTACCTGATCTTGGCTGGTTTGGCCAGACTTTTGTGGACTTTGTTCTTGGTCGTCTGGAGCACCAGGAACATTTAGATTAATGCCATCTTTGTTAAAATCTTTAACTAAAGACTGCACAACTGGATTAGAATCGTATATGGATTTAAATGTTTCATAATCGGCAGCAAGTTCTACTCCGCTGGTTTGGAATATTTTATTAAGACCATTCCAGTTCAACTGACTTCCTGCACCTTTGCTAGATGCACGGCCTATATAGTTCTTTAAAACTACAACTAATTTATCAGTAGGATCGTCGTTGACGAATTCAAAATATCTCATCCTAGTTGCGCCAATTGTTTTTGTAAATCTGCAAGTTCGGCCTGCTTTTGTTTAATAGCATCTTGAACCTGTTTCTTTTGTTCCTGCTGATCTTTTGATGCCTGTGCGGCCTGTGCTGGATCCATGCCACCACCTGACAGTCCACTGACTGCTTGTCCGACCTGCTGACCAACTGACCGAACCCCTTGAGCTATCTTTCCGCCAACTGCGGCAGCTCCTCGACCAACTGCGGCAGCTCCTCGAGCAAGCCCACCTACAGCCGCACCGATAGCTGGAAGAATCTCATCCAGCTGTTCGTCGTTTTCTTTTAGTTCGGATAATCTCATTATCCTGCCAATACTCTTAGTAATTGATTGCTACGGTCAATGCTTTCGCGCTTTTCACGTCCAGCTGTTTCTAATCCACCAGCTGCTGGTTCTGCTGCACCAAAGTCGTCTTCTGGAGCACCAAACTCGTCACCGCCTGCATTCATTGCATCTGGTTCTGCTGGAGCTGCCATATCCGCACCAAACTCGTCACCACCTGCTTCTGCACCTGGTTCACCGCCTAGCATTTCTGCAGACTGTTCCTCACCAGTTAAAGCACGTACACCACTTGATAGTGTTTCACGTGTTTGTTTTAGATTTTCTAGAGCTTGCTGGATAGTTGGAGCAACAGCACTGATAAATGCTTTTGCTTTTTCTTGTCCCATTTCGTCACGGATAGAATCGCCTAGTGTTAGGAGTGTGTCGTTCTCCATACCAGAAAGTTCTTCAATCCAACGTCCTACTCGGTCTACCATTGTCTTTGCTGTGACGATCGCAGAAGCTTGCTGGATCTCACCTTCTCTTAAGTTACGCATATCTTCTCCTGTGTTTATGCTTTCATTTTTTTCTTTATTGTGTTGCTTCCATGCAGTTGCATACGCAATAGATTTTTCTTTATCAGTTAGGTCGCCATCTTTAGCATATCCTTTTTTAATATGCTTAACCATTCTCTCGCCCTTGGCAGTGGGTGGTGCACTTTCTTGTTCTATACTTTCTGTTGCTGGTTCGCCTGTAACATGAACTGACCATTTCTTACCTGTTGATTCGGATTTCTTCGCAGCCCAGTCTTGTAATTGGCGATAGTGTTGTCTTTCTCTTTCGTCGTCTGCGTAGTATCCACGACCTTTAAACACTTTCCACTTCTTGCCGTTAATATAAACAGCAAAATTGTTAGCAGGCTCTGTATTACCTTCATCCCAATCTTCTGGATCTCTATCACGTTCCATCTCAATGCTTTCGTCATGCCCAGCAAAACCATAGTCTTCGTCTGAACCGTGTCCAGCTGATGCTAGAGCATAAGCGTCATCAGTCTCGCCGCCTTCATCGTCTGATCCGCCGACCATGTCCTTAAATTGATCTTCAAGATCTTCAATGTACGAATCCATGTTACGAAGTTCGCCACCGTCTTGATCAGAATACGCATACCATACTACTTCAACAGCAGATTCAACATCGCCCTGGTTTAAGGCAGCTAGAATTTTACCGTAGTCTGGATCACCGTAACCACCGATTTCGTTCATATCCTCGTCAAAACGTTTGAGGATGGCCATTAATTCTTGTTTGTCAATGTCTGCACCTTCTTGAACTGTGTTATCAACAATGTGTTCTTGGCGATCCATAAGTTCTGCAACAATAGCATCGTGCATCCATTGTGCTTGTGTTAGAGCTTCGTTTTCAATAGTTTCATTGAAACCGCTTTCTGCTCGGGCTGAATGGATCTGAGTACGTAGCTTGTTTCTAGCATCTTCTAGCTGAGGTGTGTCAAAAGTTTCAAAATTTAACTTTTTACCAAACACCTTATCAATGCTTTCATTGATACGTTTGCTCGATCTATTAAACTTAAAAAGGTCTGTTGTTTTCATATTTGTAAGGGTCCAGATTGATACTATATTTATTCAGATAGTTGCCAAAGTTTCTGCTCTTGCTTTGGCAGATAGTACCTTATCTCTGCTTTCACAGTATCTAGCCCACAACATATCTGCACGATCATAGTCCTGATTATTTAGAGCTTTTTGATATTGGGTTCTCAGTATCTGACTCTCATTAAACCAGCGTCCGTATTCTTGATCTGCTTTATAGATAGTGTCTGTTTGATAACTGTTTCCGTGTTTAGCTAACATGTTGGCCAATTTAATAGCTACTTTGTTTAGGCTAACTTCTCGATAAACAACCGAATCGTGCTGCCATAGATCTTTTAATGATCCGTTGCTGGTTATCAAAACGTTGCCAACAAGAATTCCACCATCAACCTTAACAGGCAGTATTGGGGCTTTTTGGATTGCTGAGCGTAGTGTTTGCTCTAAACGTTTAGAAATATCAGTCATAAAAAAAGGACCTATGGTCCTTATTTAACTGGGTATATTTTATAACCCTAGGAACTTGAGTATATGTGGAAAACTAACTGAATTCAACCAACCTGTTCCTGCTGCAAACGCCAATGCAACCATAGCGTACATAGTCCATTTGTTTTTGATTTTTTCTAGTTCGTCAATTCGAGAACCTAGTTTACCATGTGTTGCTACATCTTCTGCGTGTAATTTATCTGCGTGATCAAAGAACTTTTGGCTGTTGTTACGATATTCGTCTTGCATTTTACCTAGTTCGGCCATAACGCTGTCGCGAGTTTGATCTAAACAGTCGTGCATTTCTCTTACATCACTCTTAAGTTCTGTAAGTTGTTCCTTGATTGATTCAACTTTGGTTTCGACAATACCCACACGTTCAGGCAATTCAGCTAGCTGTGCCTGTGCTTCACTACGGGGTTTTTTAATTGTTGCAGTGGCCATATTGGCTATTTTTCCTTGTATATTAAGTCAAGTGCTCGCTCCGAGCCATGTGCCTAAGTTAGAAATGCCTAATGGTTGTGCCTTTGATAATATATTTATACCGAATTTGATATTTCGTATATCCAGGTATTGGGTTTTTCTCCTAGAGTTCGAAATACTGCTGGAGTTATATCTACATTATTATTTAAGTCGGTTACTATAGGAACACCGTTTAGATCTTCTAGTAACAGACCTACAGGATCTGTGTCTTTTAGAAAGAGATAATCACGTTCAGTTTCAAATTCCCATATCCAATGGTTGGCTTTGCCGATCATAGGATGTGGCAAACGTCCTGTATTCATTGCAGGATCTTGTTGCCAATCGACGTTAGCCCGTAATCCTATGGCCTGTATCAAACTGTTGAAGTTGGACTGTTGTCCTAATTTAAGTTTGTCTGTTTCTTGGCGCAAGGGATTCGATCTTGTGATGTCAATAAACGTGATTATTTTGTATCGTGCCATATCTATTATTTACGCCAACAAAAAAGGACTCCGAAGAGTCCTGATTTGCTTCCCATCCCTAGGAAATTAAACTGCTAGTGTGAATGTAGTAACAATAGAAACAGTGATATCTGAACCGTAGTCACCAGATGAAGTACCTAATGTACCTGTACCATTCAATAGAACGTATGCAGGATCTGTACCTAAAGTAGCTGCATTGAAACCAACAACGTTAAATGCGTCGTTTGTTGAACCAACGTCTGTACCGTTACAGATTTTCTTTAAAACTGCTACTAATTCTGCTTCAGTAGCTGAACCTGTGCCTTTTGCGATAGAAGCAAGGATTAGGTTACCGCTTAGACCTTGTGTGTTAACTAACTGTTCGTAGTTTGCACCAAATGTTGTTGAACCAATTGCTAATGATGTAATGTCTGCCATGATTAATTTCTCCTTATATCAATGATCCCGCTCCGGGACCGGCATAGTATTTATATTGGAAGTAAAAAATCAGGGTTTTTGGATGCTTAATCGGCTCTAAATGGAGTCCAACGATCACGTGGTACTAGTTTAGCATCTTTGTAGACATAGCCCTCGCCACCGGGTTTGCCGCCCGTGTTTTGTTCTATATCGCCCTTGGCAGCATCAAGCTCACGTATAACTTCGTCCTTGGCTTTCATTAGCTCTGTGACTAACTGGAATACTAGATCTAAAGTGCCTGGATGTTTTTGACTATGCTCGCTGATTTTTTTAAGTTTAGCAGGATTTGCTGCCAACCAATCAAAGAATGCTTTTGCATTGATATTTTGTAGTTGTTTGGCTTTGCTTTGATTGTTGACAAATGTATAGATAGTATCTTGTAGGTATCCCATACCTGCAACTGGCGCAAGGAATTGATCAATCGCACTCGATTTAGTATTAACTATCTTTTCAATGGCTGCTAGATTGTCTGCATTTACAGCAGGTTGATGGCTAACATAAGTTTGCCCAAATACCACAAGATCCGGACTTGCATTGAACTGCGCCACATCGCTGATAGGCTCTCCGCTCTTATCACCGAAGTAATCGAGATGTTTATGTACTGCTACAGCGACCTTGGCTTTGCTCAATCTGCGCCCTATAGCACTGCCAACTTTTACTGAATATGTTGTTTGATTAGGAGTAAACGAAATCCTACCATCTGCACCTTCAAAGGATTTGCCTGGGTGGAATAAAATATCTCCATAGACATAACCACGGAATTCTTTAGGAGTTGCTGCTTCAAACACAGGCCACAGGCTGGCCATATCGCTGGCAAATTTTTCACGCCAGTCCTCGCCCTTGCCGCGGCTCATGATAAACTGTTTTAATTCTTCTGGGCTAGATGATTTGCCTTCTTCGCGTCCCCAATTATTTTTACCTACCATGCGGAAGGTACCATCTTCTTCGCGTCCCCAATACACAGTAGGATTACCATCCCATTTAATGCTGACATCTTTGGCATCTTGTGCGATGCTTTTTAATAACTCAACAGCCTTCTTTCCACCGTTGGGTTCCGTGAATACTAGATCTTCTAAGTGATTGAATTCACGCCCTACCTTCTTAGGTGCAGGTGCGTCTTCTGTTAGAAATTCAAATGCTCTCATTTTACGATATCGATCATTTGACGCATCCAACCAATTGTTCCTGGTTGGTAGCTTTCTACTTGATTGGCCTTAGGTAACTCAATGCCTTGGCGGCCCAGCGTTTCACGAGCACCGGCAATTAGTTCTTCGTAGTTAGGCAATTTTTTAATGTAATTTAAAATATTGTCAACAGAACGAATGTCTTTGACCGTGGCTGTTTGACCTAGTAATTCTTTGGCAATTTGATTCCAATCGTTACCGTTAGGCAGCAGTTCGTCAGTTTGTGGATTTAGCAGACCATGTTTGGGACTGTATTTCATTCCTTTGGCACGAGCGATTGAACTTAAAACAATGTGTCGATGTTCGCCACGATATGTATCATTGCCTCCAATCATAGATCCTTGTTGGAATTTAGGATTAGCTGAAAACATAAAATCTGCTTGTACAAATCCGTTGGCAGCATCGCCTTTGATGGGTACTTTCCAGTGTACATTATCTCCACTGAGTTTGATATTTTCTTTACCAAAGTGTGCGATAAGTTTATCTGCAAATGATTTCTTATCTACTTCGTTGGCATCTACGCTGAGATCTAGATCACCCGAACTATTCTTTTCAAACGTACCATCGGCATGTTCTTTGCGACCTGTAGTACCTAGCCATTTAACAGGCTTTTTGTCATCAAGATCTTTTTCTTTGGTAAAATCTAGTCCTGTGATTTTTTCAATATAGGCAACGGTTTCTTCAACGTCTGCTGTGGCAATACGCTGTGTTAGGGGTTTCTTGTCTGGGCCTTTGAATACATTGCCGCCCTCAAATAGTTTACTCATCTTCTTTGGATTCCAACAGCTTTTGATTACTTTTTCGTGATTCTACTATTTTTCGTATACCACGAGTAAATTTAGCAGTGTCTTGCCCTTTGATAGAATTGATAAATCTACGCTCAAGCTCATCTGCATCTTCTGGGGTATAATGCTTGTGAATACTTTCCAAAAGATTAATCGCAGAATTGATAATATTAACGGCACGACTTTCAAAAAGAGCGTCTTTGTTACGCACCTCGGCCAGTTCATTAAGTTCCTGCAATATCGATCTTGTTCTAATTTTCATGTGCCTTCCCTGATGTAGTATTTACCCTCTGTGCATCAATTGATATTATACACTGTTTGTTCTATTTAATCAAGTTGTAATCATCTAGAGCTAAATACATCAGTAGAAACCATAAGTCTACACACACTTACAGAGGATGAAAATGAAAATCATATCAACCAAAATGCTGAGTATTTTGGAACGTTTATCAGAGATGTTTCCAGGATCCAGCTATCAAACTCGCTTAGATACCTATCTAAGTACCAAAGGCATTACCGATGCCGCACAGCTCGAAAATTACATTCGCGAGTTCAACTACTCTCACAAGGAGCAATACCTATGAAACTGATCAAAAACACCTGGAATTTTTTAATCGCATTTGCTGAATCACTACACGAATATCGCAGTCGTAAAGGATATCGCAATGGCGGATATTATTAAAAAAATAGAAACGCTTGAAGCAAAATACGGTGAAAAGCTAGCAGGCTGGGCCATTATAGCCATCGTTGCTTACCTAGTTGTAGCACAGTAATTTTGCACTGCACGAAGTAAATACACAGAGAGAAAAGGAGTCTTCTAGATGACCACGAAGTTTTCACACGTCAAGGGATCGGAAGTAGAGTTTAAGGGCGGCGGATTACGCGACTTTTTCCTATATAAAGATCTTGGCGTAGCAGATGCAACACACGGGCGTGTGCTTGCTCATATCACCAAAGCTAACTTACCCCCAGAAAATTCAGGCGGCACAGGCTGGCACATTCATGTAGCTGAGTTCCAAATCGTTTATATGTTAAAGGGTTGGGCTAAGTTCATGTATGAAGATAAAATACACCTAGTTGAAGCAGGTGACTGCGTACAGCAACGTCCAGGCATTGTACACTATTTGTACGACTACAGCCCAGATATGGAATATCTAGAAATCATTACACCTGCTGACTACGGAACAGAGCCTGCTGAGGGGCCTTGCGAAATACCAGAACCTGCTCCTTGGAAGTAATTGATGACTTTAGTTTATATTCATGGCGCTAGTGCTACTAGCGAAAGCTTCAATTACATTAGAAGCAAATTGGGTGAAGGCATTGATATCAACTATGATAGCCGAAATGGGTTTGAAAACAATCTAGCAGAGATCATTGAACATCTAAAACCTGTAAAGGACATTGCATTTATAGCGCATAGTCTAGGAGGTATCTATAGCCTACACGTTGCCAATACCATGCCCGATCAAGTGCTTGGTGCTGTTACCCTAAGCACACCCTATGGCGGTGCCGAAGTAGCAGATTATGCCAAATACTTTTTACCATTCAGTAGACTCATGCGCGACATTGGCCCAAACAGCTGGGCTTTTAAACAAGCTGATAGAATTAAAATACAACATCCTTGGACTAATATTGTTACTGTAAAAGGGCAAAGCCCGTTTATGTTAGCACATAACGACGGTGTAGTTACCGTTGCCAGTCAGAAACATCACAAGGATATGGAATTAGTGGAAGTAGATTGCAACCACTATGAAGTAGTGCTCAGCGATAAAGTGGTAACATTGATTCAAGAACGAATAAAAAAGTTCAGAAAATAAGTTGCTTTTTTGTCTCTAGGCATATATAATAAGTTAACAGCGAAAAAGAAGTAGTTGTTAATAACAGACATACACACAAGGAGATTATTATGTCATTCGAAACACCAAAACTACCAGAAGTAAAATTCAATAAAAACGGATATGAAATCCGTGCAGATATCCTAGCACTTGCTAAAGATCATGTACAAGCAGAATACGGTTACAAATTTAATGGTTGGGAAATGTCAGCAAAGCGTGACGAAAAAACTGGCCAGATCGTAACTACTGTAGGTATGCCAGAAGTTCCAGGACTTGAAAAAGTTCTTGAAGCTGCTGAGAAAATGTATGATTTTGTAAATAAAGGTGCAGCTAAGAAATAATTATTCGTCGCATAGCGATATATTATACATTAGAGAAAAAGAAAAGCACCTTCGGGTGCTTTTTCTTTATGTTCTAAGACGAGCTAATCCTAATAGTTTAAATATTTTAAACCACATCCAACCAATATCAAACTCGAACCATCTACGACTTAGTTTAGGATTGGCTGGATCTAAGTGATGATTGTTATGTAACTCTTCCCCACCAATTAATATACCCCAAGGGCCTACATTGCGACTATGATCGTTTGTCTCACCATTTCGATATCCCCACCAATGTCCTACTCCATTGATAAAGCCAGCTGCCCAGAATGGGATCCAGATCATCTGTACTCCCCATACTAGAAAACCCCACAGCCCAAATAACAACAAGTCTATGACTAACATTAAGAGAATGCCGTGGCGGTGATATCTAGTATAGAAAACTTCGATACGATCCTTAGGAGTACCTGCGCCATATTTGATAACCATACGAGGATCTTTAGTTGCTTCGTGGTACAAACTCCAACCACCTAGCAGTAGTCTTTTAATACCAAAGATATGGGGACTATGCGGGTCACCTTCAACGTCTGTATTTTGATGATGTTTTCGGTGTACGGCTACCCATGCCTTAGTGGTCATACCTGTAGTCATCCACAACCAAAATCTCATAAAATGACTTAGTATTGGGTGGAACTCGATTCCACGATGTGCTTGGCTTCTATGTAGGTAAAGTGTCACAGACACTATGGTGATGTGCGTCATCACTAACGTTGCTATAATTTCTATCATGCAGATATTTATCGCTTAGATAGATCATTGACAAAATCTAGCAGTAATTCGTGATGTCGTCCACCGTGATAATGCGGTTTCATCCAACTGTAATATTCATTATACCAACTAGCAGTGCTTTCGGGGTGGCACCCAATAAGCCCTAGTCGTCCTTGCATAATTGCCATGGGATCACCATTAGGATACAAAGCATAGATATCCGATGTGTCTAGCCCAGATCCGTGAAATGCACAGCCATCGTAGAAGAACATCTTTTCTTCTTGGCCTTTCCATAATACTCGTTGCGCTTTGGCGTGTGGGCGTCGAGTATCTGTGCCTGGGCGTGTTATATATTGGTCTGCTCGAACATCGACTAACAGATCAAAATAATGTTTGTCTGCCCAGTACGCTCCCATACAGATGCCTAGATACTTACCACCGCCTTGCACGAATCTGCGTATTCGTTCACCGTTTTCTTTAAACAACCACTCGTGGCTGTCACTGTCTCCAATGCCGCCGGGAAAGGCAATGCAATCAACATCGTCAAAAAAATCGGCGTCTAAGCGCCACTTGGTAAAAATTTTAAATTTGTGATACGGTTGAAGAGCTTCAAGAATGCCGTTGCCCGATTCTATCGAACACTTTGGCTGGTGCACAAATAACGCTATCTTCATGCTGACACTTTCATTAATGCTCACTTCAGTGCGCCATTCCGGGGCACGACTCCCATAACGCTCTGCCCAGCAGCCGGGCAACCCTATAGTAACAATAACGTCCTAAGGTAGGGTGTTCTTAATCTGGTGCTCTTTCGAAACTGTAGTCAGCTTCAGATGAATCTGGATATCTTGTTAAAACTTTTTGTATTACGTCTTGCTTGCTTTCGCCCTGTATACGTGCTGAACGTCCACTGGCTATCTGTGTTACAATGTAAGTACCTGGTGTAGAATCTGGATCTTGTTCATCTTCTGGTTCATCTTTTTCCACTGCTGATGCATATGATAAGGGTGCTTTCTTTTTAATATCAGCAACTGCGGCTGCTACATCATATCCGCCTCTTGCGATATCTTTGCTGGCTTCTTTGATTTCATCTGCATGAGCTGTCATGCTATCTGCAATTTTCTTCATCAAGCCAGGAAATAGTTCTGCAAAGCGTTCGTCATTGCGGGGCATGTTGCCGCGATTGTCTTGATTGCCGTTTTGCAATTGATTTGTAGGCAAGTGCATTTGCCACTTGCCGTCTTTGGTATCTGGATTTTCTTTGTCAAATATTGAAACAATAGGACCGTCTGGGGCATAGTTGTTGAACCATGATAGTCCTGAGCTAGATCCTGTACAAAAGTTTGCCTGATAACCATTTGAATTGTTAAATGTATAACAAGCACCGTAGTTAAAAGGTATAACAACTAGGAATCGTTCGTCATCAACTAATGTAACTTCTTTCTTTTCACGTTTGTGTTTTTCAATTACTTCAGCGTCTTTGATTTTACGTAGTTCATCACGATAAGTGCTATCGCGAACCAGCTGTTGGATCTGTCTTAGGCTTTTGAATTTGTTAAAATCTTGATGTGGTTCTTTTAGTTTTCCACGAATGCTTAGTGCTTTCCAAGCACCTAGTGCATCACCGCCTTCTCCGTTGATATCTTCGTAGTCTGCTTGTCCGTTGATATACAAGCGTGTTAACCATTCATCAAATTTACCATCTTGTGATAAATCACCGTAATCTGTTGAGCGCAATGAGTTATCTAACATTTCACTCCATAGGGCTAGAATACTTTGATCGTCGGGTTTGGGACCTAGTTTAGCAATTGAATGTTTAGGCAAGGAACCATCATGGCGCATGGCGATACCTAACATCTTGATAGTCTTAGGATCTTTAATTTTAGAAGCAACGTTGGCTTCGAATATCTGTTTTAATCTCATCCTGAAATCATTGACCTTTTAAAGAATGAAAGAATAGTTCCTAACTTAGCAGTATCGCCTTCTGATATATCTTTTAACAACTGCTTGGGCCCTTCTTCGAATTGTGATGAATAGCTACGGCTATAACTTTTTGTGATGTTGCCTGTTTGTTCTGGATAGTAGTGACTGGCTGTCATGAGTATAGCTGTCTGTACCGCTGTACCGATAAATCCAGGAACATCTCCGCTACCGGATTCAATGGCTTCTAATCCCTGCTGTAGATTTTCTATATGATTTAGTTTTGATTTTGCTTTTTCAAAAGCATCATTTTTAATCTGATTAGCAACGTGTCCTTTGATGTCTGCGATCGCTGCTGTTATGGCTTTGGCCCAAAGAGGTTTGAATTTTCTAACTAATGTTTCTTGTGAAATCACATTAGGTCCTGCGCCTGCCTGATTGCTGGCACGTTTCTTTTGTTTGTCGCTGACAGCGGTAGTATTCTTACCTACATAAAACTTACGTAGTCCGCCAATTTCACCTTTGAGGAAATCAATAACATTACCACCTCTGCTGTCTTTGACTGTGCGAGGTTCGCCGCCTGTGCTGGCTACCGCAAGATATGTTCCAGTATTTCCACCCGAAGCTTTGATAGCACCGGTTCCGCGATCTCCTTGGATAATGACCCAAGCACCTCTATAACTGTCTTTTAAATCACTCCAAGAAATCTTTGGTACAGCACTGTAATTGATGTCGTGTGCTAGTTTTTCGTCTCGGTGTAGTTTTTGTATAACTTCCTTGCCACCTGGTTTCTGTTGGATAATATCCATAGAGCTACTGGCTTCTGGCAAGTAGCTTTCGCAGAATTGAGCAAATAATCGTAGTGTTTCTGGGCGCATAAGTGTATTTATTTTAAACTAGACCATTCGGCTAGATTTGGAGGAGTGTCTTCTAAGACTTTCTTTTGTTGTGCTGTTAGTTGTGGCATGAAATTAATGCCAGTGTACTGTTCGATCGAGCCCACACTGGTAGCATACTTAGGCAAGTCGGCAACAGGTAACGGAGCATTAGGGAATAAGAATGCGATTGATTTAGAATTTTTACGATCTACGATAACCTTCCACATGTGCGTAGGAATACCTACACGATTTGCACCTATGGTTTGATAACCGGGCGCATATACAGTTCCGGATATAACATAGATATCTTTGCCCTCTGATACCCAATTACGTACTGCTGTTTCTAACTGTTTCCAAATACCACGATTGTGATTTGGAACTTGTGGAACCATATTTGACAAGAAGAAGCTTTCGCTCATGATTTCATCGTTGATGGTATTATCTGCACCCGGACTTAGATGTCCCCTATCAAAAGGAAATCCAGCATAATCTGATAGCTGTGATTGGTGTTGTTTAGGTATAGATGGGTCTGGTCTAAAATCGTCTTTTCTTTTTGCAGGTCCAGAAATAGACTGCGGTGTAACGTGTTGCACCACATACTCTGCTGTCTTGGTATCGTATCTATAGTGTATGGCATAGTTCTGTTTACAAAGATACTGCGTGTTTGCTGTAATAGGGCTTACAGGCGCACCACGCAGTACGTGTTGGGGACATTGGTCGTCGATGGGATTTGCTAGAGCAGCAAAAGGAATTAATAATAATAGTAGCAGTTTACGCATTAGGTACGGCCCTTGTAATAAAGTTATCAGTTATTTAGTTGGCTTTTTCTAGATATTCAGATTTGTCCCAACCTAGGATTTCACGGGCTCGCCAATGGTTTTGATCAAAGCCTTTGAGATCCTGCCATTCTGCCCTGCGATCCCATACCATTTCAGCTACTGTTATCCAGTTAGTGTGACGAACTTTATAGCCGAAATCCAGCATACGATTCTTAAACGTTTCGTAGTTTCTACTATCGTATTCTACGTGCAAGACTTCAAACACAGTACCATCGGGTGCAATACCATTTAGATCAAAGTCGAAACCCCATTTGGGTACGGTGTCTATTAACTGCTGTGTTAATGGTTGTTGGGCTCGAAGTTCTTGTAGTTGATCTAATGCTGCTTTGTTGTATCCGCAGCGTACCAGCATCATTGAATGATCTAGTATTAGTCCTAGGTCATTGCGCTCTAGTTCAAACCAAGGTTCCTGCCAACAGACGTGATTGAGTATGCGATGCTGTATAGGAAAATCCATAGCAGCATAGAACTTCTGTTCTGCTAGATTAAGTTCAAAACCGTCTTTGTCGTAGTATTGGAAATCGGTGGGTTGGAGATTGTCTACGGCCCTAACACAGGCCACTTCACTTCTTAGGCTTGTATTGTGGCGTTTAAACATTAATTGGTCTCTAGTTTTATAGTCCGTTTTGTATTAGGTAACCTTCTATCTGACCACCAATTTCAGAACTGCCAGATTTACTAGATACTTGCCATTGTATGTCAGTTTTTTCAAGATAAGGTCTAGGAACAACTTTTAGTGAGTTATAGTTTACAGGGAACGGGAATGTTAAAACAATGTTTATTACACCGGCTGAATTTTGTGTCCAACTACGATATAATCCTGTGTTGTTACCAGTGTTGTTAGTATACCAATTACTTTGCGTTAGATAAAATGTATAGCCTGCTGGTACAGTATAGATAGTCTGTTGGCTTCGACCGGCACCTGCTTCAATAGTACAGAGCACAGTTGTCTTACCATTGTTACCTGCGTGTATAACACCTACGTTCATTGGTGTACGAGTTAAATTCATATTGTTAACACGTAAGAAACTCTTTGTGGTTTGAACACCAGTTAAGCCGTTGTTTAACACTACTGTTTCTGTAATAGGAAGATAGTTGGCATCCAACCCAGATACCAGCACACTTACGTTAGTATCACTAGCACTATCACTCCATACAGTTAATTGTGTTGCAGTATTTAGATAAGTGTATGTAGTGTTGCCATGCCATAATGGAACGTATGATGTTCCTACAGAACCGTTGTATCCGCTGATACTCAAACCAGTGACACCTGTAACTTGTCCCATTGCAACCTGCAAGTTCCAATTGGCATTGCTTAATGTCTGGCCGAAGGTTACTCTTAATTCAGGCTGTCCGTCAGTGTTATACTGCATGGACTTGTGTAGATTTAGAAGATTTGGTTCGTCTGCGTGTTCGTAAGACGTTGAGTTAGGATTGCGGACTCCCATGGATTAGCTCCAGGGTCTGCCGTCTACTAGCCCACCAACATTTGGATTGTCTGTGACGTTGTTGCCTGTGTACTTGGTAGGCAGGTCAGTTAATGTATAAGTGCTTCTTGGATTGCCGTCGGCCTGTCTAGTTTTTGATGCAATATCTAATTTCTGTATCTGTTTCTGTTCTTTGGTTAGCCCAGCTTGGATTGGAGTTGCTATGAATACATCGTTGTTTACTAGACTAATTCCTAATGCTGTTTCAATCTGATCAAAATATTCTGTAGGATAATCTACGCTATTAAATCTAGGATCTCTCTCCAACGACAGATAGTAATAAGATGAGGTTAATCCTTCAGCAGCAGCGACGATGCCTATGTATCCTGAAAAATTTGCTGTGGTAGTTTCAACATTTAATTGAATGTTGCCTTGTCTTGTTAAACCATCGTAATATGTTATGCGGCCTGCCATTATTTTGCTCCATGAACTGTGCCTGGATACAGGCTAGGATGTTCACCTTTTATGTCTGCAGGATGTTTTGTGCCCTGCCAACCGTCGGCACCTGCTTGATTAGTAACAGCTTCTACATCTGCATACTGTTCATTTGGTGTGGTTGAATACTCGCCTGTGCCTTTTAAGCCGGCAATTTGTTGAAAACGCTTTATATCAGCATCTGTATAGCCAAGTTCTTCTACGGGCTGCTCTGTTGATGACTGTTGTTCTACCTGATCGATTAAATCAAGCACTGATCGGATTATTTCTTGTACTCTCATAGTTGTATATTTACCCTTATACTGCCCACTTGTTACCTAAATATCCTTCGACCGCTAGCACTTCGTTGGAACTCAATGCTCGTGTCCAAATTAGAACTTCACCTAAGTCCCCAATATAATAGTTGCTGGTAGCATTATTAGCAGAACCTGTTCCAGTACATCCGCCAAAGAAATATGCGGCAGATGCTGATGTTGCTGTGCCTACAGTTCCTGTAAATGTTAAAACAACATCAGTACCATCTAAACGTGCTTTGAGTCTATTAGCATTGCCTGTCTGTGTTCCGTCAAAAGTTAGCATAATGTGATGCCAGTTTGTATCTGCTGTCACAGAATTTACCGTAAATGTTGCTCCAGAAAACCCACCAATCCATTGTGTACCATTTTGTCCCCATTGATATCCACCTACGTCAGTTGATGTAATATAACGTATACCAGCGGCTGTGCTTAGACTGCGAAACATTATAGCCATTGTAGCACCTGCTTTGCTGTTGATATAGGTAACAGGGTTAATAGTTAAACGTTCGTTTGTATCAGCATCTTCTCCCGTAGGAGTTGCGCCTGTGTTGTTAAAACGTACACAACCTTTGCCGTTCTGTATGTTACTAAACCATTCTGGACGAGAACCTCCTATTGAGTTCCAATCGTGTGATGTTAGTCCGCCAGCGTTGGCCCAAGCCGATACTTCAGTACCTGATGCTATACTACCAACCTGTGTGTTGACATCAGAATAGTACCAAACTTCCAAGTTAGGTAACTGTGCCGCACTGGTAATTGTTAGTGGTCGTTCCCCTGCTCTGAAACTGCGGCTAAAACTCGATGTTACTCCAAATGCCATATGTTATCCAAATGTTACCATCTGTCCAAGCACTGTGTAAGTACTGGCGCCGGTTTGTAATACGCTGTAGCCCACTGCTTCTGTCTTGCTGGCAGTAGGTGTTGGTGCTGTACCACCCTGCCAAGTCACTGATACTGCTGTTCCGTTGATTGAAACTGCGCTAGGAATGAACGGAGTTGAGCCTTCTACAATGACCATTGTGATGTTGGTTGCTTGTCCTGTTGTAATCTGTACGTTAGTAAACAATGCTGTCCAGGCTGATGCTGGACCACCTGAAGGATTGACTAACCATATGTTACCACCTGTGCAGTTAAATGTAATATTTGGTGATCCTGATATTGCTGTCGAATAAGTTTGATACGGTTCGATAAATTGTCCACTAACAGTAACGTTAGTAAACGTTGGCGAACCACCGCCTGCTGTAACTGTAACACTCTTGGCTGTATTATCTGTTGTAAGTGTGATACCTGTACCAGCTACTAACGTCAATGTTGCAGTATTACTTGCGGCTGTTACACTTGTTTGTCCACTAACTGCCACAGTCTTAAATATGTTCTGTGCGCTACCTGTATCAGTGTTTGTAATAGTAACTGCTGTTGATCCGTTATAACTTGTGCCACCTAATCCTGTTCCAATAGTCAATGCGTTGGTTGCTGTAGCTGTGATTGTTCCGCTGCCGCCTAGGCTGATACTAGTTCCATTAACTGTGACGCTGCTGTTAGTTAATTGATTGTTAGCAATACCACTTAGTGATCCTCCTAGTGTAATAGTGCCAGAACTTGTAATAGTTCCCCCAGTTAAGGTAATACCATTTACGCTACCACTTGTGGCAATGCTGGTTACAGTGCCAGTGTTACTTGTATATCCATTTGGATTACTTGAACTGTAAGGTGTGTAACCCAGTGCTGTTGTGACTTGTAAACTCGTGATACTGGTTAAGTAACTGCTGAGATCTGGCGGTGTGTATTTGAATACGCCGTTGGTATTGTTGTAACTGATAGCGCCACTGCCGCTAGCTGCGTTAGGCACACCAACACTAAAGTCTGTATAACTTAATCCACCGCCGCTGCCGCCTGTTTGATCACTGCCGTTATACCATTTGCTGGTACTACTATCGTACTTTAACACCTGTCCATTGCTTGGTGTACCTACCAAAGCCACGTCTGTGAGATTTGATAGTGCCACACTGGTTAGATAACCGCTGAGGTTTGGTCCAGCGATAGTAATATATCCCTCACTGTCCGAACTAACACTGACTCCGCTTGAGCCTATAAACTTTATTAATTCACCATTACTGATTGTTCTCTGTGTTGAATCATCTCCAGCCACGCTGAATGTAAATGGATTTTCTATATAAGAAGTAGCACCTGGATCACCTTTTGGTCCTGTGGAACCTATTAAACTTGTTAGCCATTGCGCTTCTGTTCCAACAAATCCGTTTGCCACGGCTAGTTCATAGGCACTGGCTCCATTTGTTCCGTTAGTTCCATCTGCACCATCTGCACCTATTAAACTTGTTAGCCATTGCGCTTCTGTTCCAACAAATCCGTTTGCCACGGCTAGTTCATAGGCACTGGCTCCGTTAGTTCCGTTAGTTCCGTTAGCGCCGGCTGGACCTACAATATTGCCAACATCATCCCACATTGTGCCGTCGTAGACCCATAGGTGTCCGTCGTCTTGAGCAATAACACCATTACCGATAACTGCGCTAGGAAATGCTGTGTCTAAAACTACCTGGGGATCATCAGGAGGGATACTATGAACGTTGGCTACTGAACCAATGATACTAACACTAGTTCCATCTGCTCCGTTGGTTCCTGCTGTACCAACCAAACTTGTTAACCACTGGGCTTCAGAACCAACGAATCCATTGGATACGGCAACTTCATAAGCACTTAGTCCGTCAGCCCCATCAGCCCCATCAGCACCTGCTGTGCCAACTAAACTCGATAGCCATGCCTCTTCGCCACCAACAAATCCATTAGCTACAGCAACTTCATAAGCACTTAGTCCGTCAGCGCCATCAGCTCCGTTATTACCAGTATCACCTTTAGGTCCTGGGATTAATAAATTAAATTCTGTCCAACCATATCCGGCATCTGGTGTTGGGCTTTGAAGATAGCCACTAGGGTCACTTAGAATCCAAAATGATCCTCCATATGATACAACATCATTAGGGTTATAGGCAGAGAGATTAGTCCAAACAAATGGAGTTCCTTGTTGGTATGCTGTTGGTCCGGTATTTCCAATATCTCCAGTGTCACCTTTGGGTCCTGTATCTCCGGAGTCTCCTTTGGGTCCTTGTACTAGTGTGATAGACTCTGATACCCAGCCTGTCGTATCAGGACGAGCAATGTTTAATTTTAAAGGATCAGCATCTTTAACAAATGCCCAATAATTGTCTGGAGGTGTAGGAAAGGCTGAGGTTAAATCTCCGGCTGTGTTAAAAGTTCCTATGAACTCTGAGTTTAATCCGGTGTCGCCTGTGTCTCCTTTAGGTCCTGGGATACCTCCACTGATAACACCATCAGTTATCGTAATAGTAGTACCATCGATCTTAACACCACCTAACACAGTAGTTGATGCTGTGGGCAGAGTATAAGCAGCCTGTGCCACTTCACTGCCTATCCATTTTTCGCCGTCATAGACATAGAGTTGACCGTTAGGGGCAACATAACTGTCACCGCTCTGCGGAGGTGGACTATTGGGGAAATCTAATGCCATTGTACGCTCTCTTTATAGTTATTAATCCATTGCTCCGCCGAACACGTTCCAAGCACCGTCTGTAAAGATAGCGTAGGCCATAGTGCTGGCTCCAAAGCGACCTATAATTTCAGCGCCAGCATTGTCAACAGCATTTTCTACGAATGGACTCCAACCGCCTGGTGTCGATACTTCTGCTAGTCCGGTGCTATTGTTCCAATATCTCACGTGGCTAATGGTTATAAGGATCGGAGCATTCACACCATTATAACTGTATGCGCCAGTCTGCGGAACAAAGTACATGATCTGTCCTTCAACACCGTCAGCTAGTGTGTACTGACCATCTGTGAGTTTGTTGACAGATTTAGTCAAGTCTATTGCCGTTGCTGTTATGACGTTGGTCAGTGTTGCTACTGTAAAGGTAATGTCATCAACACCTAATGTTCCGCCAAGAACGCCTCCCCCTCCTAATGTACCGTAATCGCCAACGCTTAGGTTAGGAATGCTGTAAATTACCACAGCACTGATATCAC